ATTTCTGCTTCAGCTTCTGTGTCAACCTCCATAAGCTCTCCTATTTTCTTTTCAGACTTTCCATACTTAACATTAGTGACTAGCTCGAGTTTTATTTTTTTAGCACCTTTTTTTGCTGCTTTTGTTTGAGACTTATTATTCTGGCTAGCCTTCTGGTCTTGAGTATTGTCATTAATTTCAGTATCTGATGTCTGCTCTACAAATTCCATAGTTTCTTCCGGCTCCATTTGATCTATCGGTTCTATAAATTCTATCTGCTTTATCTGTTCTTGATTCTTTGTGCTCACCAATTCCACCTCCTATTCCGTATGAACGGTTGCAATAAAGATACTATCTATTTTTTCAAAGCTCGGTAATGCTATTTCTGACACTATAGTTTCAATATTAACTGGATGCGGTATTTTAATTGTCGTGATTGCAACCCCTGTGTTAACTACCTTGACCTGAGCTTCAGTATTTCCACTCATTAAATCCGACTCCTCTGGTGTTGTACCAAAATATGTATTGCCTAGATTACCCTCTGGTATCAATGTGAAGATTTCATCAGGGAAGAATTTATAGGTTGCTCCCCCCCTGCACTGCATATCTCTTATTATATATTGCTACTGACAGCCCAAGCTTTGTTTGTAAATAGGTCTTTAATATGCTGTCAGTCATTATTCTATTGCTTCCACCAATAGGGTCTAAATCTAATCTTATTGATTTGTTCACCATTAGATAATTCCATGTTTTTCTGGTACATATAGCTCTTGTTGGTTTTTCGCCTGTATCCTGCTCTACCAACTCCTGCCACCTTTGAATATCCTGAACAGGCGTTGAATTATTAGCATCACTCCACATTGCAGTTGATAGCAGGGTTTCCTTATGTGTTGGAGCAAATTTATAGTCGTAATCATAATTAATTCTATTAGCTGTTATAGAAATCCTACCAGTAGATAATAGCTGCATTCTCATACGCTCATTGTTAACCTCACCGCCATTTACTAGCTGATTAACATCATCATATATCTTCTGAATTATAGGAAATAAAAAGCTACTATTCTTAGCACCAGCCACTTTATTTATCTCCTGCCGCTCTTTTTCCCCAATCCTCATGGCTTCTCTAAAGAAAGGCATTTCTGTTTCTATTTTTTTGAAGCCTATTCTGTCTCTCAAGATAGCCTTTGTATCAAATGCAGATGGCATCAAGGCTACGGGCAATCCATTTGAGCCCTTAAACCAGGATAAATCTAATCCCAATTGCTTCTTTGGTGGGAATAGCGTTGCTCCGAGATAAGGTATACTATTTGATGGATTATTTGTGTAATAGATACCGATTTCCTTTGCATTTATTAAATCAAATATGCTAGGCATCTTATATTTCCTCCCTCAACTTTTTATCTTTTTTATCCTTTATACTTTTTATTAATTCTGCTAACGGGATAACTAAAGCAATTAACTGCTTATTTAATAAAATGAATCCCCTTCAAAACAGAGATGGCATCAACGGCAGGGGCTTCTGGTAATTTATCTATAGCAATGAAGCCATGAATTAGCATAGCACCAGCTGCTTTTCCAAAGGTAACCTCTACATCATTTAATAGCACACCTTCAGCAGCGTTAGCATCTGTCCCTTGAGTATTTTTCTTACTGACAGGCTCATCGAGATTTGACAGCACAGGCTTTGTCTTTCCCCCAACTATTGTTCCTGCTGGAACTAGCTTTTTACCATCTGTATTAACTAATACCCCGTCATCATCTACCATTACAGGGACAGCTACATAATGATCAGGGTACTTTAATATCTCGGTCTTATTTGTATAGGTCATTTCAGTATATTTCATAAACTAATTTCACCTTCCTTAATACATCTTATTATCTATTCAAGTCTACTCAAAGTATGATTTTTGTGCATTTGAAGCTGAAGTTAGGCTATTGGTCAATTGCTTTATCAGTGTATGACCAATGCTTTCTGTCTCCTCTTTTTTATTTTCTTTATGTGGTACATAGCCCTGCTTTAACCTCTCTGCTACCTTCTTTTCTACAACCTTATCAATAATGCTTATTAGCTTATCTGCATTTTCTTCAGCTTCGTTGATATCCTCACCGTAAACAAAATCCAGTAAATCAAGATCATATTCTTTATCCTTGAAATACTGGATTTTGTTAAGCTTTAATTCTTTTTGCTGTAGCTCCATTTCCTTTTGCTGCAATAACTCCTCCTGTGTCATTTTTTCCTTTTTCTTTTCATCCTCATATTGCTTTTTAAGCTCTCTTTTTACTTTAGTTATTTCGTCCTGTATCTGCTTTTCTGAATATTGTTCATACTGTTTTTTTAGCTCTGGATTTTCTAGTAAGGTCTCAAGGTTTATTTGTAAATCATCGTGATTTAAAACAGGATTCTTATTGGCATTCAAGCTCATATCCTTATTCTCGTCTAATTGTTTGTTCTGGTCTATTTGCTTGTTATTGTCATCCTCCATAACGTGCTCCTCCATTCCTTATTCATTTAATCTCTTTTATACATCTTACTTCTTTTGTTACTTTACTTATATAGCTTGGCAGTACCCCAAGTATATCAATTAATTTCTCAACAGATATTAAAAAACAAACTGAACTTACCTATTAGGTGACCAGCCATCAACAACGGGTATAATACAGCTTCGACAGTTTGGATGTAATGGTGGCTTAGGATAGTCAGTGTTAATATCAAACACCTCACCATGATAACCCCTGCATATTTCAGAGGTCTTCTGATCTAGCCTTGCATCAAACATAATTCTTTCTACTACACCACTATTTTTATATACCTCATCCTGAGCTGCGGTCATGCATCTGGCTAACTCAGTATGCATAAGTCTTTTGGATTCATAAGCGGATACTCCAAATTGCTTTTTAATTCTTCTGGCTAGCTTATCTATAGACTCTCCCTGTATCATTCCTCTCTCTACCTCTGTTCGCAGCCTCTTTACTAGACTCATTTTGTTACTCCATATTCTCTCAGAGAACATTTCGCCCTTAATAGGCATTTGAACAGCAGCTTTTACAAACTCAGGACGCAGAATTGAGAAATCAATACTTATACCTGAATATTTTTTCAGCAAAAAAGCCGCTCCTTTGAACGACTCCTTAAACACATTTCTTAATATTGCTTCTGTTTGCTTTAGGTCTATATCAAATAAGGCTTTTACTTGTTGTTTAAGCTTATGTGAAAGCTGTAGCATTACTCTATATCTCTGTACCTTTGATATGTTAATCCTACCATTATTAGAGTACCTACTATATATTAGTCCAAGCTCACCCCTCAGGTCATTTAACGCTCTTTTATATGCATTAAGCACCTGCTTCTGTTCCCTGTCTGCCAGTCCTTCCATCTGTATTCTTAGGTTCTCAAGCTCCTGTTGAAGCATTATCATCTCCTCCCGTTACTTCATTCTCCCTAGTATCAAAATCAACATTGACATTATCAAGGTTAATCCCTTCGAGCAGCTCTTTCTCTGCTATAAACTTTTCAAGCTCTAGCTTTGGGTTTTCAATAAAGGGAAGTAGTGATAGAGCCGTTTCCTGCGAAATGGTATTTTGTAGCTGGGTAATAACCTGAGCTATTGATTGAATATCAGTTGGTACATTAGATGTAAATTTTAGCTTTATGGTCCTATAATCATAACCCCTGCCAGTAACCACCTTTATGTATTCAAAAAATCTTTTAAGCCTTTGCTTAATTGCCATTTCCATCATTGCCTGATTTAGTGAGCATTTGTTTTCAAGACCAATTAGCCTGCTCCTTAGTGCAAGACTTGATGTATTAGGCTGTAGCTTTTCATTAGTATCAATATGACTTGCTAATTGGTATATTTTCTTCTCTAATGTGGTTAATAGATTCTGAACAAAGCTATCATTTATCTGCTTAATCAAAAAATCCACCGAAGCTCCGGTCGGTACTTGTATTATTCCCTTTTCCTTTAGCTTTGCCACATCGTCCTTTTCTAGCTCCGCTCCCACTATTGTAAGAAAGGCATTTCTAAAATCTGATACCTCATTTACAAGGTCGGATAAAACAGAATTATATGAATCATTCAAGGATTTAATATCGTCTATCATCGAGTGGCTTTCAGCATTTATCCTACAAATAGTAACGGGAACAGAATCAAAAATATGAGTATCCTCTCCCAGCTTCTCTAATTCTATGCAACCTAGCTTATCACCAGCATTATTACCCATATCGTCACCTAACTTATAGTGAATAATCCTGTCTTCTAAATAAACATCCAGATACTCGCTATAGTGTAGATGCTCATTATACTCTTTCCTTCCCTCTTCTGGCTTTTTAAATAGGTGTAATGCCATTACTGTCTGCTTATCTATAGTTCCATCCTCTACTACATACACATCTAACGGTGTAAACACCCCAGCTCTAAATTCACCCTCTTTATTAATATATTGAATTTCATATGCCTCTCCAAATATTAGTGCCTGCTTTAAAAGCTCTATATCATGAAGCTTTGACCAATGCGAAAAATGCAGGTCAATTGTTTTAATCAACGCTACATTATCATCAATACTTATATAGTTTACTGGATTAGCTAGGGTGTATGATATTTCTTCCTCAATAAATCTTCTTGGAAAGTTACAGACCACCTTTATGTTACTACGACTGTCCTGCATAGCATAATTTTGGAGGATATCGTGTTGCCCATTATAGTATTTTTTGTATATGGAAAACTCCGTTCGGCGTGAACGGAGTTTTGTAAGGTAATAATCTATTTTATTTGTTTGCATGATAAAAATCACTCCTCACATTACAAAGTAGAAATATAATTATTGTAAGGTTATTATTTAGTATTTTTGCCTTGTCAGAAATACAATTAATCTCTTATCTCCAGAAACTCGACCATTTTTTACGCTTTTTATTTTCGCGTCTACTTCGTTTAGCTCCTTTTTTACTATCCTCTTCAAGCCAAACTGTCGATTTCTTTTCTTCTGGAGTTCTATAATCTATAAATTCCCACCGATCCATTTCATTTTTAGTGCCTGTTAAGATTATTTTTTTATTTTTAATCCAATCAAGTGCCCTTTTTATATCACTTTCTATTTGAGGGTAGAAGCTATTAATAATATCACTCTTCTGTTTTTCACTTAATTCCACCCATGAATCCCCGTATTTTCGAGGTACTTCACAAGCTAATCCATATCCTAAACCAAGATCATTAAAAAAATAGTATCCATCACAATACATATAATAGAATTGTATTAGTATATCTCCAATATTTTCATCTCTATTCAGAGCCTTATTCAATAGATTTATAACTTTTATAGTCTCAAATTTACCAAAGTTAATATATTTATCTAATACTTTTATAGCTTCACCTTTAGCATGCCTACTCTTGTAATTAAGCGAAATAAGTATCAAATAATCCTCTGAAGCAAGAAATGCTTCAAGCTCTGTAGTACCGTAAACCCATTCCTCAAAATCACTTATACTTAATTCATTATTCATTAAATCAAATATTTTCTTTTCTATCAGATTAAGCTCTAATTCTTCCATATATTTTATGTATTATCCTCCTTGGCTTAGCATAGCTACATATCATTGACTCATTCTTATTCCCTTTACTACTACACCACTAAAACAATACTATATGCCATAGTGTATCACAAATTTATTTTCTTCTATTGCCTTTCTTAACAACACCATTAATTCAATTAATTCTACTGACGATTTTGATTTTTTATCTTTTAAAATAATATTATAGAAAGCTTTCAATGATTCGGGTGGAATAAGAGTAACACCCCACCTTGCAAGTGCAAAACTAGGTCTACTATAGCTATGAAAATAAGTTTTAATCAAAGTTAAATCACTCCACCATTCGTTCAATATATTATCATTTATAGAAATACAGTTATACTTTTCTGGTTCATAATTACAAGAATAGTCTTTATTTTTTTCGAACTTATCTATAATACCAAATTCAGCATTAGGCACATCATCACCCACCATCATAAGAAAAATTATAAAACAATACTCTTTATTAATGTGCAGTGTCACTTTCCGTATACTTTCTGGTATATGGGCACACTTCAATACATTTACCACATAAAGAAATTTTCTTATCTAAAGACTTTGCAGATATTTCTCTTGCTTTCTTTCTGCAAGCTATAGCATTATAAAACTCATCACGTTCAAGCTCAGGACTCCAGATACGTCCAGAGATAGCTCCACCTGGACATTTTTCTGTGCATATCAAACAACTACCGCATTTTGATTGTATTATTGATTTATTATAATCCAAAGGAGCATCTGTCAATACAGAAGTTAAACGTACTGCTGAACCATATTTATCGGTTATAAATAATGCACTCTTACCTATCCATCCCAAGCCTGC